TTATCTATTGCAAGTGTTATGTTATTACCACTTAGGCTACTGGTTAAACCTGTGCCACCTAAGATTCCAAATACTTCAGAGTCTAAATCAATAGAACCACTGTTAGAACCATCAGTTATGTCTAAATCTTCAGCAGTAATCTGTGTGTCAACGTATGCTTTAATAGATTGTTGTGATGCTACAGCAGTTGCACTATTTGATGAGAAATCGTCCTCATCTAAGAAAGCTGAACCTGATAATGTTCCATTCAACACTGGTGCAGTTAGAGTAGGTGATGTTAGTGTTTTATTAGTAAGGGTTTGTGTTCCTGCTAATGTTGTTACAGTGGAATCAATACTAAATGTAACATTATTACCACTAGCAGTAGAATCAATACCAACACCACCTAGTAAACCTAGTGTTTCGCTATCTAAATCAATAGCAATGGTTGTAGAACCATCTGTAATATCTAAATCTTGTATAGTAATTTGGGCATCTACATAAGCCTTTATGCTTTGTTGGGTAGCTAGAGCAGTAGCACTGTTTGTACTCATATTATCTTCATCTAATATAGTATTTACAGTAGTACCACCGCCATTTAACTGAAGGTTATAAATCTTTTGTGTTACTGATTGTGCTTCTGTGGTATCTGAAGCAGTCCATTGAGTGTTTGCATGGTCATAAATTAGAATAGCACCATTGTTAGTTGCACTTGCGGTATTCTGATTAATACCTCTACCCATAATTGCACTTGGTCCTGCAAGACCTTGTGTGCCAACAGTGGTTATAGTTATGCCACTTGTACTTGTTATTTCTATTTGATTTACTGTACTCATGTTGTTATGTTCCTTCTGATACTGTAAGTACCTTCTATCAATCTTGTTACCACAGCAGCACCACTTGTGATCTCTAGGTCAAAGACACCATCATCAGGGGTTAAATTAGCTGTATCTGTAGCAGATATACTTAATGTTACTGTACCAGCACTTCCATCAATGCTCATACGACCATTTGATGTGGTTAAAGATATTACTGTGTCGGTAGCTGTTGGATTTTGTTTTAGTGACATTGCACCAGTAAAACCTGTTAGGTTGACTGCTGAACCTGCTGAATCTTTAAGAGTAAGTGTCTGCCCAAATGTAGCACCCTGCTCTATTATAAAATGATGATATCCTGCACTCATTAAAACTTCCTATAAATTGCATGGTATCTACCATTTAGCTTCTGCTATGTTAATCATAACAAAGAATTTAACTTGATGCTTTCTTTGTTGTTTTCTTTTTAGTAGTTTTCTTCTTTGCAGTTGTTTTCTTTGTTGGTGCTTCTCCACCTTCCCATGCTTCGTTTACATCAGGAGTTGAAAGGTCATCACCTATAAGTTGTCCTTTATCGTTTCTTGCTCTTTTGACTTCTTTAACTTCTGCTACAACATCTAATGTTTCTTCAACAGAATCTACTTTAACTTCCATAGCCCATCCATTATTAATGAATGTTTCCATGACTGAGTCTTGCCATTCACCTTGTGAATCAACGATCTCATTAGCTTTGTAAAGTTTTACTTCAGTTCCTTTCTCATTGCTTGATGCTGGTTTAGGAACAATTATTTTAAATTTTCTTGCCATGTTTATTATCCTAAAAAAGGGGAGTAATTAAACTCCCCTAAAGTTTGCTCAATTAAGCGTTATGGATAGTGTTTGACTTAGGAGCAACACGAGGTCTGCTCTTTACAATCACGCCACTTATCGGTGTACCATTTGAGTGTGTTCCTGCTTTCGCTAGAACTAATCTCAAATATCTTTTACCACCAACATAACCAATCTGCCAATCTCCACCTGCGGTATCAGGGTCTCCACCTGTAGTACCATCAAGTTTCAACCAAATTCCACCAGCAGCTATTGTTCCGTTGATAACATCAGCTTGTACACAATCAGTGTATGTTGAGTCATCATCAGAATGCTCTAATGAAATTTCAAAGTAGATTGAACTTGAAAGTGTATCACCTTCAGCTCCAACATCTACAATTGCAGTTGCTTCTTCAAAGCCTTTCAAATCTACACCAGTGCCATTAGCAGCAGCAGTTTTGACAGCATTGATAATTGAATTACTTACGACAATATTATGTGTTAAATCTTGCATAATTTACCCCTTAAGTAGAACATTTAAGTTTAGAGATAGCTTCTGCTTGTACTATTTGACCACCCACTCTCTTTCTAGCAATGTATCTTACATTACCAGTAGTAGCTTGTGTGAATGGGTCTCTTAGAACAGCTAAGTTAACTCTGTCAACAATCATATAAGCCCTTCTGAAGTCACCGAATGCAACTGGGAAAGTGTTAGCACCTTCACTTGGCATATCTGTAGCTTCAACATAAGGCTGTCCAAGAATAGTGTTAGTAACACCACCCTGTAAAGACATTCCTGCTTGGAACACATACTGACCAGCAGTATCTTTTAGTTTTCTTATTTTAGCTAAAGAAGTTCTGTTAAATACAAAAGTTCCATTTCTAGAATAATCAGACTTTACGTTGTGTACCAATGAAATAAGTCCATCAGCAGTAATTTCATCTGCATCACCTGAATTTACATGTGAAACACCTGAGTGGTCCATAAATCCATGTGGTTTGCCGACTGAATCACCAACTACGAAAGCATTACCTTCAGCTTTAGCAAATTGCTCTGCAAACTCTGATTGCATTTCTGCTTCTAAGTCAAATACTGTGTCTTCTAAGTCTTGCTCTGAGATATCCACTAAAGCATACATTTCGTGTGCAGGGATTTCTTCAAGTCCGACTGAGTAGCCAGTAGTTTCACTTCTTGTTCCACTTTCTGATACCCACTGAGCAGAAAACTGTCCGTCCCTTTTAGGAACTTGTATGCTTCTTGCACCAGTAGAACGAACTCTAGCAATACTTCTGATAGGTGAAATTTCAGTTACAGTTTTTAGTAACTCTCTCACATACTCAGGTGGTGCTAAATATCCGCCAGTTGAGTCATTGCTGACTGTTAGTGCTTTCTTCTCTACTGCATCAAGACCTTCCAGTCCTTTTCTACAGTAAGTATCAAACGCACCCATGTATTCATCTACTTGCTTAGATTCAAAACCTGAGTTTGGTCGTGTAACGATTGTCTCTAGTTTCTCAATTTGGCTTTTGATGTTATCAGCGTTAAGTTCAGCAGTTGTTAGTTTTTGATTAATGTCTTCATAAGAATCCATTTTAGCTTCCATCTTAGCTAATTTCTCATCCACATATGCTGTACTTTCGCCTTTTTCAATCTGCTCTAGTCTTTGGTCATTAACTTTTTTAAATTCTTCAAAAGTTGAGCCTAAGTCTGTTATAGCATTTTTTATATCTTCCGACATAATAATCTCCTATTAAGATTTTAAGGTTAAAGTTAAGTTCTTTATGGCATCTACCAATTCAACATTTGAGTCAACCTCTCGTTGACCGAATGCATCAGTGACTGCTTTTGCAGCCATCTTTGCTTCTGAACGAGAAAGACTGAAAGCATCACGCATTCCGTTTTCCCACTCTCTAATAGAAATCTCTTCACCTTTAACAGAACGAACAGTTGCCTGAGGGTTCATGGGAAAGGTTACTAACGACACTTCCATCAAATCTACTTCTTTAATAATACGTTTATTACCACGCTTATCATATGAAACTTCTTTTGGGTTTACTCTAAAGCCAATAGATAGACCATCTAATGCACCCATTTTTAATAATTCGTATGCTTCCGCACCTGCTTGTGTTTTAAGAGCAAGTCTGCCCTTAACTACTAAACCATGTTCATCTTCTTTGATCTCATCAAAGACACCAATAGGCATATCTGACTTGTGTTGATATAAGAGTTTTACATTTTGTGGTTTTCTTTTTTTAAGAGACTTTGCGAATGCACCTGCTTCTATAACATCATTACCTAAATCTTTATTTCCAAAGACAGAACCATATCCTTCAAATGTTCCATAGTTCTTATCTTCATCTTCATCATTGTAGGCTTTAATGCTGGATTTAATTTCAATAGATTCTTTTTCTAATTCTTTAGAGTCCATGTCATCTTCAGTTTCTTCAGAATCAGGTTTGCTTTTACCAAACTCTATTATGTAAGAGTCATCTGTTTCTTCTACTGCTCTTATGTGTTTTTCATCATTCTGAATAGAATCTTCTTTGTTTGAATCGTACTCGCTAGTACAGACAGCTAATCGTTGCTCGGAATCAGTATATTCACTCGCCATAGTGTCATCTCCCATACATCTTGTTATAAAATTTTGCCTAGACTCATTACTGTTGGGTTTTGGTATAGGCATATTTACATATATAGTATCTTATTGCATAGATTAGCACAATATATAGGGATATATAAAATAATTAAAATAATCCTTGATAAGTATTCCAATATGGGGTTATAATATGTATATACAATGATAAAGGAGAATAAAATGACACAACAATTAATAACTAAATTAGAACAAGCATTTGCAAAATGTGATGCTTATTATTTAGAACAAATACCAGCACAAGTTGAGGAAATGGTTAATTCATGGAGTGATATTATGAAAAAATATTATGATACTCATGAAAGGTCTGAATGGAAATATTTAACTTGTCCGTATGGTGCTGTTTTTCAAAAGAAATATAATTTCTATAATTTAAAAGACCATATTAAAAAAGATATTAAAGAAACAAAACAGAAACATAAAGCAAGAAATGAGAAGATTGCTAAAAAATTAGAACAAGCAGGAATTACTGATATTGATGCTATAAATTTTGAAATTAAGTATGGTGATGATTTTATAGGTTCTTGGATTATTGACGGATATAAAGTTACTATCAAGGTAATATTTGCAGGTGGTTATAATATCCAATGTTTACATAATAGAGTTCTTTGCAATGTAAAGGAGGTAGCATAATGAACAAAAAAGAATTTAATGAATATTTAGACAGTGTTTATTTAAAAACAGAATTTACTAAAACTACAAAGAAATCATCACAAAAATATTTAATAGCTATGGCTAGAATCATAGTAGCAAATATGACTTTGAACAGTGTCGTTGCTTTAGCAAAAGCACTTAGTGAGAGAGCAGAAGAGGTATCTAAATAATGGCTAAATTACAATTCACAAAAAGACAAATAGAAATTTTAAAAGATTCTATTGAATACGTATTATGCGACAAACTTGATCATTTTGAATGGGTTAAAAACAACAGTGACACATACACAGTTGAAACACCAAGAGAAATATATAACGAAGTAAAAATATTAACTAACATTAGAACTAAATTATGGGAGAGCAAATAGCTGACGGTATAGATTAAGATTCCATATCTCTTTCATCAGCGTAGATAATCACACATCTACAGTTGATGACATTAGCTACACCACCCTTTGAATCTCCAGCATATCCCATAGGAACACCACCAACAATAAAGTCTTCATTCATATCTACAATTTGACCATTAGCTGATGCATGAGCAGGTCTTGTTCTACCATCACTTGTTGCTACCCATTTCTTCATCATCTTTACACCTAAGTCTGCTTCTACCTTTTGATGGTACGAATGATTAGCAAAAGAAGCTGCGTTATGTGTTTCAGTTCGTGCAATTAAAGATGCTCTGCTTCTGCTGATGGGTAAGAATTTACTAGATACTAATTTAGCAATCTCAGATAATGTGAGATTGTCTGCTCTACCTTGTTCTATTAGCTTACTGATTCTATTAGCCATTCTTGTAGTTATACCTGTTAGAATAAGTTGTCTTGAATTAAAGTAATTCTCTACAACTGATTCAAA